ATCGTTCATTGCAGGACGTGTTGTATGCAAAATAAGATCATTGTGATAGATGACAATTGCGAGACTTTCGGTTTTTGTCTTTTATAAAGTTTTGGAGGCATGTTGTATAATATGCCTCCAAAATCATATTTTCCTTTAAGTAATTCAAATAAATATAGGCATGCAGTGCTATCTCTTAACATATGAAGCGTATTTATAATTTTTGGAGGTTGTTTATGGGTTTTGCGGGTTAATACATCAATTGATACTAAGTGTGACCACCAAAAGAATTTTCCTGGTTTGTTCTTGTTTGTGGATGTACTCTTCATTAATCCCCCATTTCTTGTATTTTGTATTAAATACCTCTGAGCATGTTGATAAATATAGCACAGAATAATAATATTTAGTTATGGAATGCAAACTAGTTTCCGCCGGAAACATTTATCACAAATTGAGCGATCTTGATATTAATCATTCTCTCCCATCAAAAAGCGATGACACGGCTTTGTGCAAAAGATACTATACTGCTATGTGATTATAAAGAATACACTTGAAACAATTCTGATATACTATTAAAATCCGTTACTGTACAGAAACAATAAATGAGTTTGCTAGTCGTCATTAGCCAACACAACAAAATGACATAATAACATAAGAATGAAAAGAATATATTTAGACGTTTGCACTTTATGCCGTCCATTTGATAATCAATCTATGATGCGAATACGTCTTGAAACCGATGCATACTACCTAATCTTAAAAAGTATTCAGGATAGAACTTTTGAGATTATTGTATCTCCTGTACATTTCAAGGAGATTGAAGCTATAGAGGATATATATGAACGTATAGAATTAACCGTTTTGTTAAATAGATACGGCAAAAAACCATCATTCCAATTGAATGAAATTAAAAAAAGAACTGAAGATTTATATTCCTTAAATTTTGGAATCGCTGATGCGGCCCATGTAGCATTTGCTGAAACATCGGCAGATTACTTTATTACCTGCGATGACAAATTGTTAAAAAAAGTCCGTAAATTAGAAGGCATTAATATGGAAGCTGTTAATCCTGTAAACTTTTGTACAAAGGAGAACTTGAGGTGAAGCAAGGTCAATATATAAAAGACGAAAAATTGCTGAAACAAGGTGTTGATATTTTAATGGAAAAGTTAGGGCCAATAGAGACGAGTAGGTTTTTGTCGTTTCCACCACAGAAAAGGATAGAATCTGTAAAAAGGCATCAAAAGTGGCAATCCGAACTTGATAAAAATAAGTTTTTAGATGGTTTATTCGGTAGTAAATAATCATTTCCTTTTAACACTAGAAAACGTGGATAAAAAGTCAGGAGGGAGTGGAGCAAGAAGATTATTTCCCTCTACGGCAATCTTGAGCGCCGCATCAAAATATACATATGTTCACAATAAAAAATCGCAGTCTCAACACTTGAAGAATCCTTTTAGGTAATATAAACTATTATATTCGAAACAAACAACATCTGTATATCGTTGCTAAGGTTTTACAAATTGCACTTGTAAATTGCTATAAGGGGGCCATTATGCAAGAAAACAAAAATTTGACAGATTGCATGACATGTGGAAAAGAAGTAGCGAAATCAGCAAGGATATGTCCTCATTGTGGGGAAATATTGAGAAGAGGTTTTAATTGGTTAGCACTTTTATTTCATGGATTTTACTATACTGGGTATGGCAAGCTGGGCAAAGGGATTTTGCTTTTGTTAATAACTTTGATTCCTTATGCATTTATTGCTGTTGGGATCTATTGCGGGCTTAAAGCTAACTCAGAATTACCAGTAGGCAAGCAAAATTTTTCTTGGAAAAGTGCTTTGCTTGTTTTCTTTTTAAGTATACCGTGTTATGCATTATCAACATACACCTTTACTGAAACAAATGATACGGTAAGCCATATAGCTAACAGTATAACGAATAATACTCTTGCATCAAGTAACACAGCACAAACTCTAATTTTTCGTAATACGACAAAACCGATTGGAGAGCTTTTTGGTAGTCATCCACAGGTAAAAAATGTTGAATGGAAGGACATGCCTGTTTTAGGCGAAGGTGTAGTTGTTGCTACAGTTACTTTTAGCGCAACTGCCTTAGAGGTTGAAGGCTATGATCTGAATGAAATCGAAAAGGAAAGACAAGGGTTTATCACTATTCAGTGTGTTGACAATAGCGGTATGATAATTTCTATAGAGTCTACATCATATGTTAAAGATGGTAATGATGTTGCTTGTGTCGATATTGCTTATTTCTTGGAAATCTTAGAAAAAAAAGAAAATATGGCTTATGGCTGTTGGGGCATGTCTCCTGATGCATTTGTTGTGCTTTTGCAGTCAGGGGCTTTATGAATATAACATAGTAAAAAACTATCAGTTAGATATTATTAGGAGGATTTAAGATATGAAACCAGGTGGGGAAACCGGTGCTTTTGGAGAAGAAATTACCAAAAAATATGGACGGGAAAACATAATATATTATGATCACGGCGATAAAAATAAAAATAAAAATGTATTCGCGTGTAAGGGCTTTTATGGAACCTCTGTAGGAAATGTTAACAGGCTAGCAGATATTGACCTTTTTATTGCAGATTCCGATGGCAATGTAAAAGTTTTAATCGAAATAGAAGAAAGAGAATCCTCACCAAAAAAAATAATTGGAGATATCTTTTCAATTGCAATGTGTAATCAAGTTGGGGTTGCTATCAATAAAAAAAATTCAACAAATTTTCAAATTACTAAAGAGACGTATCTGATAATTGGTGGTGTTATCCCAACACAAGGCAATAGAAAAGATAAAATTGAAAACATTATCAAGGAAAGAATTAAAATATTTAAACACGATGATGAGGATTGTTTAGATTTAAACAAAGTCGAACTGTATTTTGACGGAAAGATAGAATCTGCTCTGGCTAGAATCAGATTGAAGCTGAATGACTTACTATTATAAAGTAATGGAACTAAAACAGAGTTATAGAGTCTTTCAATAATTTTTTGTACACCTCAAATCCTGTATTACAAAACAAGGCTCAATCCTTATGAATGTATTGCTACTCCCAATTATAATCCTTTAATTATTATTTCATCATTAATACTTTTCCTATCATCACCAGAAATTTTCACTCTTTTTAGTCCTTTATGAGTCTTAACAATATAGTGATCTTCGACAACACCAATAATTCTATACATATCATCATTATTTAGACCCTCGGAAGTTTGAATAGGATCCTCATTAATGCTTTTCACTATTTCTTGCTTTAGATCCTGAGAAGTACTTTTACCCATACCAAGAATAATATTCAGAAAAACAAATTTGAACATCACTCCTGCAAGACTAATAATTACAACAAACATAATGATATATTTAAGTACTGCACTATTAATCTTTTCAGCCTCCTTCTCTATCATTGATCTGTACAAACTGAATACTTTATTGTCTTTTTTTATTCGCTTCGTCTTAAAACAATCCTTACCTGCATAAAATTTATATGTAAAAAGGTTTCCAATCGATTTAGTCCTCTGTACTGCTACTATATGGTACTCAGCTAACGATCTAAGCTCTTTTGCAAGGCTTTGTACGTCCTGGGTAATTAAATAGATATCTATGCCTATATGACGGCTCTTTTGGAAAAATGTAAATACCTGCTTATCCTTGTAGCTTCTGTGGAAAAGATCGTAAGACTGCGCTTCATCAATTATATATATAGCATTACAATTTTCACTAAATCGTTCTTGATATTCTTCTGTAAAGAAAGGGTTCAAACCTCCGGCTTCTTCAATAGCAAGATTCAAATCATATCCAAGTTTCATTTTCTTTATATTTGTGTATACTTTTATTTCAATATCACTGTTTTTAGGGATCCATTCATCAGTTTCATCACTCCATTTGTACCACGATCTAAATACATGGTGAACAGCGTAATATGTTTTTCCGGAACCAATCTTTCCTTCTATTATTCTAATAGCCATGTTTTAAGCCTTTCTTACGTATTTGATCTTCTGCCTTTTAAAATCACTTTCTTTATTTAATACATCAACAGACAGTAGTAATATTAATTCTGTTTTAGTTTTAACATTGTCTTCTGATCTAAATACTTTGCCTAAATACGGTATATCACCAAGTAGCGGAATCTTTTTGATTCTATTTTCTTCTACGGTCTCCATCAGGCCTCCAATGTATATTTTCTGGCCATCATTAACTAGCGTACTCATTTGAATTAATTTTGTAGTGAATGAGGGGGATTCGATTAAGGGATTTACAACAGGGGTTGCTACATCACTAATCTCTTGGGTCAACTCTAACTTGACAATATTGTTTTCTTCAACGTCTACTTTTACTTTAAGTATTACTCCCACATCTCTATAAACTATAGTTTCCGATGCTAAACCATTTGCGGAAACTGTTGTTCCTGTTTTAATCGGTTCTTCACGACCTATTTTAATTGTTGACTGCTTACCGTCCTGAACTAATACATTAGGTTTAGACAATATCTCTACTTTACTTTCTGATCTTAACAGCGTTACAAATGAATCAAAATCACGATGAAACGTAAAAGCCTTTATTCCATCACCAATAACACTTCCACCACCGGTCACAATACCAGATGGCAATAGAGAAACATTCCCACCACGATCAAGATTTTTACGAATAAAGTACTCTACTCCATATTTTAGTCCATTGGTCAAAGTCACTTCCATAATTGTGAATTCAACAAGAACCTGCTTAGGACGTTTATCAATCGTTTTAATAACCTCTCTTACTTTTTTGTAATCTTCCACGCTAGATTTAATTACAATCATGTTGATATCTTTATGTGATGTTATTTCCAGTTCTTGAAATACATCTTTTAGCAATGTGACAACATGTCCTGCTGTTTCATATTGAAGATGATATATATAAATGTTATTCGAATCATTAGCTAGCGTTCTAATGCTAATATCATCTAATTCTTCAATGCTGTATATCCAGTACAGAACACCATCTTTTGTAATTTCATATCCGTTGCTATTAACAATAGTGCGAACCATTTTTATTATTTCTTTTCTCTTATACTTTCCTTTAATCTCGATATCTACAGAACCAGACAGATCGCCAACAACTATAAAGTTCTCTTTGACAATTCCCATCAGAAGGCTAACTACATCTTTCAGATCCACCTGGTCAAATTGTATATCGACATCAATACCGCCTTTTTTAAGCTCTGCTTTTGCCTTACCATCTTTAACTTTCCATTGCCACCTCTCAGCATTTTTTGTTTTAGCCGTATTGGTAAAAAGCTTTTTTACCGGTTTCTTATTTAAGAAAGAACATCCCGTAGTAAAAAAGCATATTACCAATACTAAGACAGCAATTTTTCTACGCATTTTATTAGTCTCCTTTTCAATAAGGAAATTTCCAGAAGTTAAAAAATCACAACAAAGATAAGGCACTTTTGTCATGCTTTATAAACTTCTAGAAACGTGTATGATTAAAAGCGATCATAAAAAACCCGAAACAAAAAGGATTTGTGATTTTCGTTTCGGGTTTTTTACTAAAAGCTCAGGTATGTATAATTAATTTCTCTGGTGAACGTCATAGCTGACCCAGCCCCTCAATAAGTCCTTCTTAAGTAATTCTATACAACAGGTAAGGCTAACGACTTTATTAAGTCTGTCATACGCATCTCTTTTGCTGAGATGATAAATTTTAATATTAACTTTTTTATTTTGTAAAATTCTATTCATTTTATAATCTCACAAAGGGTATCATCCGTATAGCCATCCTAAAAGCTACAGCGGACATTATTAAAGAGAAGCCCTCAACAATCCTTAAATGCAATGCTAACCATGCTGCAATGCCTGTAAAATTGATAACAGTACTACTAATACCATAGGCACCATCGATACTGTTCATTGTCCCCATAACGCCCTCAATGAGCATATAAATAATCCTACTAAAGAGCACCGGAACTACAGTTATCATCAATACCCATATAAAGACCTTCATTGCCGTAAATCTTACGACACTGTAGCCGACCATAGAACCAAACGCTGAAAGTAACCATGATAGTAGTGCTGGCATATTATATTCCCATCGCTATAAAAACTGATCGTATTGCCATTAGACCCAATACGAAAGTGCCTATTAAATCAATCAATCCTTCCACAGAACAAAAATCTAGAACTATATCGGAATTAAATACATTAGCCGTCAATGTACATTCTTCACCAGATAGATTAATTGAACTCCCTGTTGCTAATAGTACTAAAGGATTAGTTGCAAGATATCCTGTTATGAGGCCAGTCCAATCAGTTTCACCTACTTCTGAAATATCTCCTGGAAGACTTGTATCATATGTTGAACCATCTGCATCACCTGGACTAGCTACCGTAATACTTCCTGTAGCATCAAGACC